AGACCTCCGGCAACTTTCTTAACCTCGATGTTTTCGTTATTGTAGCCTTCCTTAATTTCACGACTACCACGCTCAGCAGTAGCGCTCGTAAGGGAACGGCCACCGCCAGTTTCAGTGCTGGCTACAAGCGCCTTCAGATCGTCGTCCTTGTCGATGAAATTGTTAAACATTTCCTCGACCCTTGCGCGATACTTTTCCTCGTCCTCTTCATCTTCCTCGTCCTCAGGTGTTTCCATTTCACTGATGGCAAGACGCTTTACAAGATTGCGAGTGCTTTCGTTCTTGAATTTCTTTTCAAGAACCTCAGCAAACACCTTGTCCTTCATTCCCTTGGTAGCGTCCTTCACCTTCGTCATAAGCTCACCGACAGTCGTAAGCACGTCTGCGCCCTCTGCAAGTCCGAGAGTCTTACGAATTTCAGCGAGAAGATCGCTGTCCTTTTTCTCGCCTTCAGCCGCTGCTTCCATTTCCGCAACCTTCTGGTTCAAAGGCTCGACGACTGAAGACTCAATTGCAGTTACCAGATTCAGGTTATGAGCGCGAAGCTCATTCTCCTGAAGCGCTGCAATCTCTTCTGGCTTCACAGTTGAATCCTCCATTTCACTTGTCAGCGCCACTAGCTGCGTTTTCATTCCCGCCTTTCGTGGCCTGGATAGATCAATCGACTCCAAATCAAATTCAGATACAGCAACACCCCCTTGAATACGTTTGAGGATTGCATCACCCCTAACCGAAACTGTCTTAACCAACTTGCGCTTAATGTAATCTCGCCCCTTTGTGCCCGGAAGGACATAAGCCTTGACAAGCATCTTGGTCTTGTCAGAAGACGGCTGAATTACACTCTTCAACCACTGAAGATGAATCTCAGGGAACGTGTAAGAATCATCGTCCGGCTTAATGTGCCCCATGTAACCAACAACCGATTCATTGGCATTGTTTACCTGCTCTGAAATGTTCGCAAGAATCTCAGGAGGCCAATATCGCTTTGAATTTGACCAGCCCGATTCAATCAGGAATGTAGCAAACAGCGGATCGTCGTCACCCGCTGTAATTTCAGCTACCTTATCTGGCGGCAGGGAAACAAGGGCGGCTGCTCCTGTCGCCATTTCAGAAACTATCTCGCAATCAAACTGGTCAATAATTTCAGCCATAATTACCTCTTTCGCAACCTTGAACCCGCTGCCCTGAGCCTCTTCTTAGCGTTGGAGAAACCTGTCGGGCTTGTACGTCCTCCAACTGCCGAACCCTTTGCACCGCCACCAACAATGTCAATGTGCGTTTCAGTAATCTTGTCAGCCTGCGGCTGTGAAATTCCCTTCGCCGGATCGTTTACCATCAGACGCCTAACACTAGCCTTCGCAGTATTGCTTGCACCCTGCGCGAAACCACGAAAGCCTGGACGCCCGACGTTCTTAGAACCCTCAGACGAAATGATCTTCGGCATTCGTTACCTCACTTTCAACTTTTTCGGGAAATGAAGCTCTTTCACTCCACTGCGTTTACTTGCTCGACGTACAACTCTCTGCTTTTTCATCTACGCCTCCTACGCCGCCTACCTACCGTTGCTGAAATTTGTCTTGGACTCTTTGCTCTGCGACTTGCCGCCCCATACCTTCGCCTGGAATACCTCTTTTTCAATCTCAGCTTAGACGGCCTCCCTTTTCGCATTATTCGTTTTCACCTTGCGGCCCTGCCTTAACCGGGACATTCTGTGGCCCATCACCGTTCAATGACGGCTCAGGAAGAGGATCGAAATTGTCTTTTGCGTCCGCCGCTTCCTGTGTCGGCGGCTTCATGTTGGGAATAAACTGCCTAAGAAGCTCGCGGTAAGTAGAGTCTGAAATTATCTGCCTTTGCGCTGCTACTTCAAGACCCATGATTAGCTGCTGCAAAGCCTGATTGAAAGCTGCCTGATCCTCAACCCGAATGATTTCCCAACTGAGCTTCGGACGAATAGGTGCAGTACCGTTGATCTTCTGCACCATTTTCAGAAGCATCTGCATTGGTTCATTGAAAGAAGTACGCTTCCTTGTAATCTTCTTAGCCCACGGCAAAGTCTGTGCGTTGTTAGCCTGATTTGCAGAACCCGCCTCTACGTCCATAAAAGCCCATCGGGGAGTAGAAGACGCAATGCAAATCAGGTCAACTAGGAAATCTGCCAGAGTCTTTGTATCCCCGAGAACGGATTCAGCTTCAAGGAAACCAGCGTCCTCTTCAGACTGAAGGAACAGAATTTCCTTACCCTTCCATGAAATTGTTGAATCTGCCTTAACCCGACCATCGGAATCCAATACGCTTGGAAAGTTGTTTGCAAGGAAGGGCTGCACGTCTTGGAGCTTCAATATCACCTTAGGGACAGAGTGGTACTTGTGCGCCTGTAGTCCCTGGTGAATTACATCATGGAAAGCCTTAATGAGCGGGTATACCTGCTCCAAATCGCTCTGACCGCTATTAAGCGCCGTATCAAACTCATTGAAAACTTCTACAATCGGAACAAAGCCCCAAATATTCGACACTCCCCACCCGTCCAACATCTTTCGGTCAGTGGTGTCGTAATATTCATACTTCTCAGGAGTGATGATTTCCCAAACTTCATGCTTTTTCATCCGGGGAGGAATACCATTGATGAAATCTGCTGGTTCCTCTTCAAATTCAATGTCGTGCTTAATGACAGCCTTCTCGATTATCCGAGAATCCAACTCATTCGTTTCCCAAGTCACAACACGATCAGGTACAAGGACTTCCAGCCGACAATGGTTTGACTCTTCAACTGTAATTAGCGGGTTCCCAAGAACACTATCCTGCTGAATACGAACGTAGGTGTGAGAATCACGAATTGCATTTCTCAACATCTGTCGAATCGACTCAACCCAATATTCATGCAAACAGGTGTTCAGAAAATCGTCATTGTCTTCGTCGTCTGTAGAAGCTATAGGGTGTCCGATGAAATCCACCTGAAGGTCAACAATGGGCTTGGCAAAGAAACTACCAAGAGTGTGTTCGCCCATGTTGCTGTAAAGCTGGCGAGCTTGATCGTAATTAATTACAGTATTCTCGTAGACTGGCCCTGTACCAAACAGTGTTCCACCCTCGATCTTGAAACGGGATCGCAACCCACTCCAACTCCAAGGGCCAAACGCTGACTGAATCATTTCTGAAATTTTACCCATCGTCTTCCTTTGTGGTTGCTTCGGCAATGAAATTCTCTAGCCCTTCAATCATAGATGCTGCTTCCTCTTGTCGATCCGGGGGAAGCTGACGCAGAGATTCCAACAGCCCTTCCTCCGCACCTACCGTAAGTTTCTGCTCATTGGTATTGTGAATTTCACTCTGAGACTTACTGACCTTGCCAATGCCGACACGATCTAGAATTTCAGACGCCGCCTTTAGAATCAGCGCATCATCATCTGTAGAACGCATCACGTCGGCAATCGCCACTACCGCCTCAATTGAGTACCCATGCAGAAGATCAAGGGCTGCGCCTGGAAGGTTCTGGCGAAGGTCTACAAGCCGCTCAGCGGTCTTCGACTCTTCAAGAATTTCCTTTACCTGACCGCGAGAGATTCCTACGTTGCTACCAATCTGTGTGTTGGAGTATCCTGCCAATTTCATTACAATCACCATATCGGTAAGATGCTCGCGCTCTCCCGGCGAATACACCTTCTTTTTATTCAGGGCAACCTTGTATTTACGCTTAATGCGCTTAACGCTGGTCTTGTTAGCGTCTGCTCTGTCTTCAGGTGTACGGCTACGCGCCAATGAGACTCACCTTATTCATCATGCTTGAAACCTCCGAGGAAACTTCCAAAGACGGTTTACGAAGAGTTGAAATAAACTCAAACAAGTCTGCATGATGCCAGTGATCGGGATTCTTGTTCTTTTGCCAGAAGGCTCGCAAGCGACCCTGAGTGTCTTCACGCTCGACACGAACCTGCTGCATCATCTGATGGTAAAAACCGTTGTAATCCTTGTTAGCGATGAATTCACCCTGCTCTCTTGCATTTGAAGGAAGGATTACATGACCATCCATGTAATTCTTGATCGTTGTATCAAAGCCCATAGTCCTATCAATTACAACTTTCGCAGCTTCACCGTACTTAACAGGATGCCAAACTGCAATTTCCTGAGTCTGAGGACGGTCAAGCTCAAACCCCAACCAGACCCTGCCCTGATACTTAATCGACAAGTCCCTGGCTGCTCTCTTTTCAGGATGCGCGTCAATAACAGCCTGGAACGTCGTCAACCCTGCAAAGAAATCGTCTAGCTCTGACCACTCTTTGAATATTTTCATCGCGTAAGTACGGCGATGCCCATATCGGGTTAGAGTAGACGCCTTGACGTGAATTACATTCCCAACGTCTACGCCGACATAAACGCAACCTTCAGGAATGCCGCCAAGAGAGTGACCGGGCACAACACAACCGTCGAGAATCTGCGCTGTAATTTGATCACCGGCAGAAGTATACGGCCTGCCTAGAGCCTGATTGTAAAAGCTCTTCAGCTTAGTGGACTCACGCTGACCGAGATACCAGCCGTGCATGATCTTGTGCAACGGCTGTGTAGGTGAGTTGAATTGTGAAATGTGATAGCCCCGATGCTTTCCGGTTAGGTTCTGCGGAACCCACCTTCCAGTCTTGTTTGCGTCATACCTTTCCTGATCTTGAAATTCTCGATTACAAAACTGACATTCCAGCACACACTCATCTGCCGTATCCCCGAGCTTTACATGATCCTCAAAAGACAGCACCTGATAGCGATTACATTTTGGGCAAGAGATTTCCCACAAGTGTTGATCGGAAGCCCACCAGCCATCTTCAGCGTCAATACCGTGACCGGGAACCGTAGGAGTAGAAAGCATCGTCAGTTTCTTGATATGCGAGCCGTCCATACGATGCCGAGCGTCTTCCAGGTTCTCTTCAACCATCCTGTCGCGCTCATCCCACACTTCGCAATCAACTGGAATTTCCTGAAGCTCTCGCTCGATGTTCGTTCCACGGATATACAAATTGACTTTTTCACGACTCTGCTTGTGAAGGCGGTTGTCTACAGTAGTGAAATTATCTCGCAAGTAGTCATTTGAGTCAATGATCGGGTCAATGCGAGACTGAACAAACGTAAGCGAGCCGGTCTTCAAAGGAAGCAAATACAAATGGTGCCATTTTCGCTCTATGATCCAGTGAAGGGTACGGACTAGAAAACTGACTGTAAATGCTGTCTGAGCGGCCTTAGGAATCACAATTTCATCGCTGGTATCTCGGATCACCTGACGAATGTATTCCCTGCCTTCCAGCGTGAATGGTTTACCATCCACTTTCAATCCCATTCCTATAGCCCACTCATCAGGGCGAGCCAACGCCCTAACCGGGGAAATTGAAAATGCCCTTACGGGCTTAGCAGAAGGGGATTTCGTTTGTTTTACAGTCTTGGTAGGCACCTAGCGACCTTTGCAATAGGCGATTTCTCTCACGGCTTCTTTCACAATAGCGAAACGCCCATTTCAAGACAAAAAGAGGGCCGGGGATTACACCCGGCCCTCGTCACCACCGAAACGCCCACACGCCCAGGAGAGGAAGGTTTCTCGCAAGGCAGTGAGGTTGTAGCGTATGTGTTCTAGGTTGTCAAATCGACCTTCTTTTTCTCCCTCTGCTTGCTACGAGATTTCAGCCCTTGTTCATTCTGAATATCAGAGTGTCCATTGTAATAAACCGCAACTCTAGAAAATTCATTTACGACTCGTTCTTGATGCCCTCTAGCAGCAGAGCCGTGACGAATTGAGCGTCGGTGTCTAACTTCACCATTCTCCCGGCACTCTTGTAAAACTTTAATGGCTCTAATTACAATTGCAACTCTAACGCCCTTGTGATAGCCGTACCTGTGATGATAGGCGAAACTGTAGCTAGCTCCAATGCGTCTTAGGGACTCAGCTTTCCCAAGTCTATTTTCAAGTTCTTCAAAGATGAATTTCACACGGCTATAGGGAACAAGACCATGCGCTGTATCACCAAACTTCTGATAATTTTCACAATGACGACACTGAGAAAATGGCTTGCCCTTCCTCTTACCGGACTTGTGTACCCAAAACTCTTTCAGAGGAATGTAATCGCCGTTATGTAACGGCCCATTGCACCGTTTTTTGTCGCCCTTGATGTAATTCGGCGGCATCTAATAATCAGGATCAACAGTTTTAGGAGGAAGACCAAGCTCTTCACGCCGCTTAGGGTCTTTGCAGTAAACCTCCGCACTGACTTTCCCAAATCGAATCTTGGAAACGTGCCGACGATCATCAGTAGGGGTTGTAATTATCTGAGAGAGCTTTCCCTTCTTAGCCATTCTGCATCGCCTCGTAGTCCTCCTGAATTAGCTGTAGCGCTTCCTGATTGAATGCATACTCACCGTTTTCAGTTACTGCTCCCCTCAAAGCACTCCATGAAGGAATTCCATAGTTGGGATTCGCAGGAAGGTCAACTGACACCTTCCACTTGCTCATAGCCTTGCCTAGCTCGACTCCGTAATACGTTGTCGGATTGTTGAATTGCTTGATCCCTAGGCGGCTCATGGCAATTTTCAAAGCTTTAACCGTCTTACCTCTAATTCTCGTCCACTTCTGCCCTGCCATGTAATACGGGCCGGTATACGGGCACTGCGTAGGAGTCAGTGGAGGAAGAACCGGAATACTGCATGGAGTCCTATTTGAATCAGGCATCCAAATTTCATATGCCTCAGGATAATTATACGTCAAATCGTCACCCGTATAAATTGTCAAAGGCTGTTTGAAAGCCCACTCATAGTCTCCCGGCTCAGGCTGCGTCTTACCGCCTGAATAGGGGCCACCGGCGACTTTGTATGCGCCTAGAGTGAAGTGAACGCAAGAGAAACCCAAATCTCGCGCGTGCTTCTCACAACCATGAAAGTCCCATATTCCATTTTCAAACGGAAAGAATTGGAGCATCACCGGCCACTTGATCAGCCACGACCAATCCACTGAGTTGTAAAGCCATGCCTCAGTTGAAATTGCCATATCCCTGTTGCCAGTCATTTGAGCTACAGACTTTGACGAATACGTTCCGTCGTCTATCTGCTTCTCATGATTCTGAATATGCACTCCGTTACTCCACCTATCAGCAACCGCAAGTAGCGTTGCCAAGTCTTGAAGATTCCAGACGTACAACCAAGGAATATAGTCCATCCCGGCTGCTTTAGCTTTTGGAATTACCTTTTTCTCCCAATGCTCAGTTGAGAAGTCACCGATATTGCAGGCAATGAAATCCCATCCTGCCGCTTTCATCAGGTCTACAGATTCCACTCCACCATCGGGGTTCCTAAGAAACAGTCCGTTCTTATCATTGAAATATGAATTCATGCCGCCCTCACAATCCAGTTGAATACTAGATACGCCGCCCCATCTAGAGGCGAGTTTGTCTGTGGGCCAACTGTAATTCCCGTTGATGCATTTGAAGTATCAAGCGTTCCTGCAATTTCAGCCGAAGCATTACCACCACCACCCGCAGTAGTAGCAGAGGGCTTTACATAAGGGTGATGGTGCTGCGGGTCATTTACAGTGTGCTTATGCTTAGGCCGACGGTTTCCTACAGTTGCTTCTCCCTCATTGTCTCCAAGCGCGTCCACGTCGGCATGAGTACCCAAACCAGCAGGCATACGACCACGCATATCAGGCAAATTGAAAGTCGTAGACCCATCCCCTACTCCATATGAAGTACCACAAACAGCAAACAGAAGAGGATAGCCAGTTCTTGAAATTGCAGTGCCATCGCACAAGAGGTATCCCGTAGGGGCCGCTGATCCCATATATGGATATGGAATGCCTATAGGCATCGTTTCAACATTAAGCGTTGCAGCCGTTTTTACTGTGTTGTCGATGTTTCCCGATACCAAAGAAAAAGCAGCAGCAGGAACAAGCACATTTGCAATTAAGAAACAATTAGCAGGTACAGCAGCAGCCCCATTCAGGTTTACTACAGTAGCGCCGGAAGTTGGTGTACCTGAAATTACACGAAACTTTCCATCTTGTGCAGTATCACCCCCTCCTGCAATACTGGAATCCCGAATTTGCACTACTAAACGATCAACTCGGGGGTTCGTCGGGTCTGCAACTTCAAAACCCTGTATCCAATCGAAGTTTTGCTGACAAGTGAAATCGTCTAAGAAAACATTAGTTGACCCAGGTGCTGAAATTTGAATTGTTGTAATCAAGTACCTACACGATGCGGCTGTTGTCCAAGGGTCTAGTGTAATTTTTGACCAAGTGCCTATGCCAGCAGCATCCTTAGCGTGAATGGCACCCTGAGCAAGAGCAGCATCATATTCAACCGCACCAAGTTTGACGATTGTATCTGTGTTAGCCCAAACCCAAACGGAAATTTGCTGAAGCTCTGACGGGTTTACTTTGTAAAAAATACTATATGCTCCCTGAGCAAAAGCTGAAGCCCCGGAAGTTGCAATTTTCATACTTGCCGGGGGAGTCTGGTAAACTCCTGTTTCTCTTGTTAGTGTTGCAGCGCCGAATGGCGACCAATGGGCCGTATTTACATTAAAGCTCGCGTTAGGATGCTTGTTAGGCCCGGATTTGTTCTCGGCAGAATTGTAAAAAACCCTTTTTCCACCGGGGGCAGAATCATAGGCGACAACTACACCACCAGGAGCTATTTTCACTCCAATTCCGTCTGTGTCTACGGCAACGGACAAATCTGAAGCCTGTAATAGCCCTTCACCCGCGTAAAGCTGGTTAATGAAACTGTAAAACAGGTCTTGATGAATTACATTCGCCTCAGCTTCCAAAGGCCATACTGAAATCATTAATCCCTCCTAGACTCCTGAGACTTAATTTCCATATCCGCCCCTTTCCATTGAGTCCTAAAAATGAAAAACTTACCGTTGCCTGTATCGCCTCCTACCGTAGTGGAGTAGAAAGTCAAACGAGGGTATCTACCTGACTCAGTGCAGAGGAAGCTCGTTTTGCTGACACTGCAATTAAGCCGATTCTTTTTAATTACAGCAATGTCAGTAGGCTTCAATTCCACTAGACGTATTCCCGTTGTTGCTCCTGCTGAAGCTACAAAGACAAACGCTAACATGAGAATTACAAATTTGACTCTTTTCATTGGCTCTCCCCTTGTAGTTTTTGAGAATCACACGGATTCTCGGCAAGTGGTCACTTATGCACAAGCAGCATAGCGCCTGGAAAGCTCAAACGAGCTATTGCCTTCGCCGTCTGCTTTGAGAAGATGGGAGGGGAACATTCATCACCATTTTTGAAATACCACATTCCCCTAAACTGAAATACTTCAGTCTTCATGCTTTTCTGCGACTCTCTTTTCAACTTCTTCCTTAATCCTTCGCTCAATTAAGTAATCGGTGTGGTTCAAAGTAAACTCCACTTCACCATTAGCTTCAATCACTAATTCCACTTCCGCAATTACAATTCCCCCATGCCTGAGCATTCCCACAAACTTGTCTCCTGTGAAAATAGTATGATCGTTGTGATCGCAAAGAGGAATAGATTCATCGACGTGTTCCGCGTGCCGATCACGAAAACGAATTTTCAGTTTACGCGGAAGCTTCATGCACCCTCCTAGTAGTTGAACCAGAAGGATAACACAGCCTGAGAGGGTGTCAAGGCAACACAAAAGGCCGCTTTCGCGGCCCTTGTGCTTCATCCGTGGTTTCCCCGATGAAATTCTATCCGCCTACTGGATTTATCCAGCGCGCTAATAGAAATTATGGGAGAGAGGGTTGCTTACCTCCAACAGCCTAGTCCCTAGTTTCCCATTCTATGTAGGATAATAGGTTTTCGGCTGCGCCTGCCTCTCAGTGTTCCTCTAGTCACCTAGAGGTTGTCACCTTCGCCGGGATTCAGAGTATTTCAACTCTTCCGCCTTCGGCCCCGGTCTTGGCCGACTGTACCAAAGGCGTTGTCTACCCAACTCAGCAGCACCTTCCCTAATAGCTACCTCGGGACGAGATAGTGGTTCGGGTCAGTCACTCCCTGCCCTTTCCCGTCGGATCGGACTGGCACAGTAAAGCAAAGAACCCACCCGCTGTCAAATCTACGCGATTTGCAGGGATTACAGCTTCAGGCAGATAGCAGTGACGTACATACCGAATAGCAACAACACGCCGAACCAGCCGAAGACTAGATATGCGCCGAAGAGACAAAACCATGCACCTATGAAGAGAATTACAATCATCTGTCTACGAAAACGTGTCCTACGAACCCGATATCAAGCTGAAACGAGCCAAGAAACCTCATACCCTGAATATCTGCTCGGGTATGACCCGTTCCGCAAATTGCAACGACGCGAGTTTGCTTAGGGTTAACAGGATTGACGTGTGCCCAAATTACAAGATTCTGGTCTTGAACACCCACACAAAGAAATTCAGCATCTAGTGGCAAGTCTATGAGTAAAGAGTCGTCAATATCCAATGGGTATTTCCAAACTGTATTGTTCACAGCAAGTCCGCCCTTACCCTCATGAGAATTCGGCCAAGGTGATTTTGACCCTTCCACTTCTTTTCAAACTGAACGTAAGTGACTCCCCAAAACTGATCGCCCCATGTATTCCCCTCCGCGAGCTTCTGCGGGTATGTGTCAGTGAGCATTTTGGCAAGTCCCTCATCCTGAAATTTACTTCTAATTATGTCTTCCATGACTTGTAGCTTAATTTCATCCCAAAACGGCCTGAGAGGGACTTTTTGGCCTATTCTCTTAGCTTCGCCGGGAGGAATGCCTGTAAATGCCCTTCTCATTTCAACATCGAGCGTTTTCGCGGCTTGATAGGCATTTTCAGCCGTAGGATAGCCCCTTCTCTCAAAAAGTACCCTCGCAGGGTAGAAATTGCTCAAAAAGCGGTTATTGCCCTCAAATTTCCAAATTATGCTCATTCTGTGAGTGACTTCCACTTAGGGGCACGCATTTTGTACCTTTGCTTACTCGATTTGTGTATTTCCACTTTTACTCTCGCTTTTTCAGCAAGACGAATCATGTTCTGAGTGCCTTTACCACCCGAAATAGGAAACGCCTGCACTGAAATTTGATAGCCGTTGTTTCTCAAAGCAAGAAGTTTGTCAAGCATTTCCTTGTTTCTGATCGGGCCAGCAGCCCGGCCGTTCTTTTTCCAGTCAGCAAGCATTGTAATTACTTTGATCTTTCGTTCCATGGCTTCCCACTTCGCAATG